GTATCCCCCTCTTTCTGAGCTTCTGAAAGCTTTTGAGAGATCTCGTGATACTTTTTCTGGTGTTTTGTTTCGTCATTATAAACTTCATTTGCAATAACACTTGCTAGTGTTTCTATTTCACCTAACTTTTGAGTACGCTCTTCTTCTAATGATTTACGAGCTTCCCCAATCTCACGACCTTGTTTACTAAGATGTTGCTTGGTTGCAGAACCAGCAATCCACTCTGATATAGGTAGAGTTACCTCTTCCCCATCAATTTTGTGAGTTACCATAATGTCTTCTAAGTCATCTAGTGCATAAGTATCAACTTCGGTAGCCTCAGCATCTCCGTCTTCCTTCTCACTATCTTCCTCTTCCTCATCATCTGGTTCAACATCATCTTCATATTCGGCAGATTCTACAGGTTGTTCAAGGTCTTCTTCTGTTCCTGTGTCTTCTGAGTCCTGTAGTTCAGGCTCGGGTAGAGCTTCTTCCTCTCTCGGAACTACGCCAGCTTCCTGGAGTATTTCAGATCGATTAAGAATGTCTGCGAGCATCTGATCTTCAGAACTGCTGTCAACAATGTTATCATCCGTTTGGGTAGAATTATTATTATCAGCCATCATTCTTTACCTCCTGTTTAGTATTATAAGGGTTGTGTTTTCCAAAGTTAGGATTCCCTCTTTTCTTTGCAGGAGCATTTTCTTTCTGCAGATTAATTAAAGCTTCTCTGTAATCAAATAAACCTTTAACTATGGTTGCATCGTTTCTAATACGACTAGCACCACTAATATCTGCTCTGTGTTGATTTAAGTAATAATCTATTGAGCTTTCAATATTACTTATTACTGTATCTATTGTTTCTTTTTTTGTATTAATCATTGCTGTCTTCCTCACCTAACTGTTCCATTATAGGAATGTTACGACCTTTAGTTTCTATACTAATTAACTTTTCTTTAACGCTACCTAGCGCCATAGAACAAGCGTATAAATGCTCTCGGGTTTTAGTTTCATGAGGTTCTGTTTTTAGCCACTCAACAAAGAAATCTACTAAGATATCTCCGTACGCTGAGTCAAAGAAGTTGTTCCGAGTGTCTGCTGAAAACTTTGCTTCCTGTAAAGCTATTTGTGATAATCTATCGGGATGCACCTTCTTGGTCATCCTCTTGTCACCTGCTTCTCTATATTTTTCCATAATTTACCTTATGTACACATCATCTCGAAAGGTAGAGGTGTAGTTAGGGAGGGGGCTATTGCCCGCCTCCGATTGCTTGTTTTAATAATTGCACTGCTTGTGCAGGGTCTATACCCATTTGTTTCACCATATCGTCTAGTGAACCGCCTTCTTTACCTGATGGTGCTGCTTCAATAGATTTAACTATATTAACGGCCTTCATCATTATCTCGTCCATATTCCCCGGAGTCGGGAGATTTTCTGGAGTAACTTCTGCTTTAATTGCGGCAGTTTTAAGGCGAGCCCATTCTTGATCATGACGATCAAGTGCAATAGCCGTTTGCCTAATGTTATCTTGAAGCGAATTATCTGCTTGCACCTTAGTATAAACTGAATTTGCTTCAGCTTGTTTAGCTTTAGATTCTTCAACACGAGCTGCGATCTCCTTCATTCTCTTTTTATCATCCTCTGCTATCTTCATAGCTTTCTTAGCTTCTTCTAAGAACTCTTCAGTGGTATGATCTTTAAGATATTGTTCTGGTTTAAGATCAAGACTATTAACCATATCAAAAGCTATATTAGCTACAGCATCTGGTTTAATCATAGCTCCTTGACCTGATTCTTTAAGCATCGGTATTAGTTGAGATGCTAATAACATTAACTTCTCTCTTTTGTTAGCATTAGAGTTTTCACCTAAGTCTACATCTACTTCTAGTTCTATACAAGTAGGTAATTCTTTTAAGTTAACATCTAACATAACACCACGTCTATCAGACATAATACTAACTTCATCCATGTTAGATTTTATAGTCTTATACACGCCTTCACATAACCTTTTAAATCCACCTTCAGCAAACTTTCTGGCTATATGTTGTATACGTTTTTGGCTAGCAGTCATAACTTGACTTAGTTTAACTTCACTATTACCTGATACGTATAATTCGTCATTAAGGCCTTGTGCTGCTTTAGACATACCTGTGGCTTGTTCTTTGTGTACTTGTAAGTGTTGTAACAAAGGAACTGTACCTGCACTAATAGTGCTTGGCGGTAAGTCAGTAACTGCACCTGCAGGATTACCGTTAGTTGGGATAATCTGTTTAGGTCTCATATTTTGTAATGCAGAAAAATCTACAACATTTGGATCAGCTAACTTAGGTGAATAGTTACTTAAGTAAGTGTTTTCTACAAATCCACGTAATATAGCAGTAGAAGTAAGTGTAGTAGATCTTGTCATATCTGCTATAGATAATCCAAAGAATTCGTAAGGTATTTCAAAAGGACTTAGTGACGCTAGTGGAATATAGTTACAGTCTTCTTCATGTAATATGTTACTGCCTGCAACAATTATATGTTTAAGTTCTGCTATACCATCTCCATCACGGTCTACTTTAATCCAACACTCTGTTACAGCTACTTTCATATTAGCTTCTAACAATGAGTCATCGTCATTACCTGAACCCGACCAGTATGTTTGACCTGTTACACGTTTACGTACTGCTACGTCTTCAGAATAAGTAGAGTGATCTTCACTTGCACTAGGTAGTTCTGACCAATCAGATACTTCATCTGCAATATCAGGATACATTTTTCTTATATCTGAACGAGACATTTCTATTTGTACACCAACAAACTTAGCATCATCAATAGCACTTGCGTCTCTTGATATTAAAAAGTTTTCTGGTGGTACATTCTCTATTTTAACTCTAGACATATCATAGGTTCTTTTTAACCTAACATCTTCGTAAGCATTAGTAGCTGGGTTAAAGTTTAACTCTCCAACCACTTCTATTTCTTTATCAGATAGTTTAAGATCTAAAGCTTCTTCAGTAAGTGAATCGTACTCTTCAAAGTCAGCGTATTTGTCTTCTACAAAGTCCCAACGTATTACTGAGTTCTTCCATAGTAAAGCGGACTTTACCCAGGTGTTTAATAATTCCCAACCATTATTCTTTTTAAATATAGTATAATTAACTAGATCTGATGCATCATTAGCTGCTGCTATAGCGCTGGGTGATGCTGACCAAGATTTAAATTTAGCTATACGATTGTTGTTAAACATTAACTCTGATATTAAAGCTAAGTAAGCTTCTATAGTTTCTGTTGTGTCTGATGAAACTATCTTAGATACACCATTGGGTCTTAAATGACCTTCAGGTAAACCTGCATATTCATAAGTAGACTGTAATCTATCATTAGCTAATTCAGAAGAGTTTAAAAAGTCTCCAGCTGAATTAGATACACCTGTGTCCACCAGGTTTATTAATTGTTCGTCGGTTACTTTTTCAAGATAACCGGTCATATCATTGCCCATATAAGGCCTCCTATCAATCTAGCACCCATATGGGTATATTATAGTACGAGAGTTTTTGAACCAAAGGTACTCTCGCAAACCTAAAGGACAGCATGAGGTTCAACTGTATAGTCCGTCTTTTCCCTCTTTCCGCCAGTCTTCACGGTGGGCACGAACAAGCTCTGGCTCTTTATGTTCTTTAACGTTATCACGTCCATAAGTAGCTGAATTCTTAGATTTCTTAGTAGGGTCCCAAACTTTACCGTTTTTTTGTTTAACACCTTTTGAAGGTCTATAAATAGCCATTGTTATCCTCCTAAGTCTTTTTTAAGTTGTGCTAGTTCTTCTAGCTCTGCTACGCTTAAATCTTCAGTAGTTTTTTCTGTGGTAACAGATTCAACTCTTGTTTTCTTAGGTGCTTTATATTCACCTAATTCTTTAGCAATTTTAAATGCTTCTTCACGATCACCGTCTTCCATTGCTTCATGCATAAGCAATTTCATTACATCTAAAGGATCTTGAGCTACAGAATTAAGTGCTTCAAGTGTTTCAGCCATTTCAGCTGCTTTCTCTTTAATTCTAGCATCACGTTCTTTCTTTAACCTACGAGCTTCAGCAGAGGCTTTAACTCCTGCGGCCTGAAAGTTTTTTATTTTAGCTTGACCTTCTTCTGTATTAGGGTTAATCATGTGTTTAGCAAAATTAGATTGACGAGGATCCTTCATCATACGTGCTCGGATCTCTTCTATCTGTTTATTTGTTTTAGCCATTAAATCCAATCCTCATTATTATTGTAGACCAAATTCTTTTGTCTCCAATCTACTTTCTGATTTGATAATTTATCTATGTTAGTACGGTAAGCTTCCCAGGCAATAGCTAAGGCCATAACAGTATCGTCATGGTGTCCTTGTATTGCTTCTGTTTTACCTGAAGAAGTAGATATATAAGTTTTCATCTCAGCAAGTATTGTTTTAGAAGGAATCCAAATGTCTTCTTCTTCCACAGCATTTTTTAATTGACCTATAACTCTAGGTTTACTGCCGTGTGTCATTCTAAATCCAGGTGTTTGACCTTCTTCTGAACTAAGCCTTGCAGCTTTGGTTTCATAATACATATTAACGTAACTCATTTGCTTAAGTCTTTGTAATGTAGCTACACCCATACTGTTAGACTCTACTGCTAACAAAGAGTTATTAAAGTATCTACCTAAATAAAACAAATGTTCACCATATAAAGTAGGATCTACAGTATTATCTCTGTACATAGCACAAATATGACCTTTGGTATTTAAAACTATAGCTGTACTATAATCTTGTTTAACACCAAGAGCTACATCTGCGCCTATTATATAATTGTCTTGCCAATCTGGTGGTATCCATATTTCTAAGTTACCACGAGGACTGTCATCAAAAGAACCTAACTCATCGTTATAAGCTCTTAAAGCGATAGGAGGGGTGGCAGTAAAAGAATTTATTTTCTCTGAATCAAATACAGATGCACCTGATACAAGAAAAGCTTCTTCCGAGTTAGCAGGATATTCTTGTCTAAACTTATCTACGCCGCCTTCTACAATCTTTAACCTTCTCCAATATATTTGTTCATCAGTTAAATCGTACTTTTCTTTATAATCTTTTTCTTCAAAGGTTAATTCAAACCCATCTGGAACTTCTCTTTTATATTCTGCAGTTTTAAACCACGGAATAAATATAGCTATATAATCTGATTCGCCTGCAGCTGCTGCCTGATACAAGCGATAGAATTCTCCAGAGGCACCATTAGCTGTTGACTCAATAATTACTTCTGTTCCATCTGATTGTGATATACCTTGGAATAGTCCTGCAAGTATCTTAGCATCATGTTGCCAGAAAGCAACCTCTGAACCATGTAATATAGTAGGTGTAGTACCTCTTCCAGCTTCCGGTGAACCTGCTGTATATAATCTATATGATCCAATTGCATCTGCATCCGGATAGGCTGGAGTTTGAATTGCAATTTCTTTTGCGTTCGTTTTTTCTAACTTAGGTTGTAACCCTTTTTCCATGTTCTTAATTAAGTTTTTACTCATAGTAAACAAGGAATCTGATGTAGCACTATCATGTGCCATAACAACAGAACGAGTATGTTGTTGAAAGTAAGTTTTCCAGAATACTCTTCCAGCACAAAAAGTAGATATACCTTGTTGCCTAGCTTTAAGTATTATAGCTCTAACCTTACCTGTTTCTTTTCTTTGTTTTTCTAAAGCTTCGTTAATAATGGTTTGTGCTTCATTAAATTTAAATGGCACAAAACCTTTAGTAGCATCTTTAGTAATAATTCTTATTTGTTCTTCAGAAAATTTTTCAAAGTCTTCTGAGTAGTCAGTTAAATTCTTTCTTCTCTTCAGCTCTCTAAGAGCTTCCAACTGCGCTCTTGCTTCTTTCTTTTTAATGCTGTCCATAATATTTCCTGATAGTGATAAACTATTTCTTTTTGCCTACACACTTACCGGCTCTTTTACAAGCCATTTTTGTTTTACAATTAGAACAATGTTTAAACGGTTTCTTTCTTTTAGCCATCATAGGGCTTTTCTTACTATATAACATTATTTCTTCCTTTTCTTTCCAGAGGGAGTAACAGACCACCTTATTGCCTTAGGTCCTGTTTTCTTTTTAGTATCAGACTTTTTTACTTTAGAAGCTACAGCCTTGGGTCTGCAGGCAGGATAACTTTTACGTTTATCTTTCTTACCTGATCGACCACAAGGTTTACCTGTTTTAACATCACGCCAGTCTTCTTTAAACCATTTCTTAAGAGATGCACCTTTAGCTGTCTTACGTACTGCCATATTATTTCCTCTTACTTTTACCGTAATTTTTTGCACCAACCTTACGGCATTTAGCCATATGTCCTGATCTGTATGCAGAGTTCTTAGGCATTGCTCGAGCTACTTTTTTATAACAAGCATCTTTCTTGGTTTTCTTAACTGCCATGATTATCTCCTTGATTTAGCTCCTGAACATTTCCATCTCTTTCTACTTAAGTTTAATGGACTGTTAGGGTTCTTAGCTGCTGCAGGTGAACGTTTCTTTTGTCCAAGAGATCTAGCGCAGTATGCATCACCTTTTTTACTACTAGGTTTAACTCTGGCTCCACCACCTTTGGCTTTACCAGCTTGTCCATAGCTAACTCTCTTTCCACTTGCAGTAACTTTTACTTTAGCTTTTCCTTTATTAGGTCTTGCTGCCATGTGTTACCTCCTAGTTTAATGGGTTATCAACTAAAGAATCATATGCTTTCCATATGTCATCTATTTCAGTTTGGTATTTGTCAAGCTTATCACCCAGACTATCAGTGATCCCAGTCGATCTCTCAACCTGACTACGTAAGTCAAGCAACTCTTTCTGTTGTTCCAAGATTGTTTGCATTTGTGTGCTAATCGTTGACAACCTCGTATTAAGTCCACGTACATCATTGTCTGCTACCGCCTGTTCTATTGTTTGAATGCGTGAACTTAGTTCTCCAGCCTTGCTGTCAAAAGACTTTGATTTAGAAACAACCGTCTCTATACCTGATTCCACCGCATAAAATCTTTGTAGTGTATCATATCCGTAATATATACCGCCACTAAGAGATCCTAGTATTGGCAGGGCAGCAGCTATGTACCACCCTTTAAATGTAAATCCACCTACTTTAACTTCTGTATCTTCTATCATATTGTTTCCTACATATTAGAATTAGCAGAACCATGTTGCAATATGTATGCACCAGCACCATAAACGTCGTCAGCATCTTTCATATCGTCTGTAAGATAACCATTCCAACCTGTACCGTAACCTGAGTCACCCCAAGTAATAACAAACTCATCTACATTTTGTGTATAAGTTATTGCAGTGTATGTTCCTACCATTATATTGTTAGCACTTGCATAGTTATCAATACTTGCTGTAAGCTCTGTATTGTTAGCCGCTGACATAAAAGCACCTGCTTGTTGTGCGTAATCAGCTACTGCATCAAGTGCATTGTTATAATCTTCTACTTTAGATGCATCTAAGCTATATTCATCTGTAGCAATCATTTCTTGTAAAGCTACTTGTTCTGGTTTTGTATCTGCTTCTTCAGCAGTGTCAGCAACCGATGTAGCTGTCATCAACACAGAAGTTGCATCAACTAACACATCAACTGCAAGAGTTAAGTTGTTCATAGCTGCTGTATGTTCTTGAATAAATAACTGGTTTGCATTTTCTGCTGTAGCATAGTCATGGTTCATAACTTGACTTCTAGCATTCTCGTAAGCTACAAGCATCGCTTGAGTTACTTTAGCACCATCTAAAGCACCATCAACAATAACACCACCAACTTCCGCATAACCTACCGCACCAATGCCCAGGTTTAAAGATAGTTGTAATCTGTTATCTATAACGTTGATAGAGTTAATCAGTGACTGTATCTTCTGATCCCCCGTCTGAGTGTAATCCGGTGGTGGAAGTGATTCTGCGAGTACTCCTGAACCGTTCACTAAGAGAGCGAGTGTCCCCGCCGTTAGTAGCAACTTTTGTTTCATTGATTTCATCTGTTAGATCCTCTCCAATCCTTAGTAGGCTATCCCAAAAAGCCTTGTTATCTTCGTATCCTACTATAAATGCGGTAGGATTATCTCTATACTTGTCTACTGCCTTCTTGCCCATTAATAGTTTGCCTGTTACAACATCCATTATAGGGCAAGGAGTAGATGCTAATATCATTGCTTTAAATACATTAGGGTCATTACAAATAACTGATATTGCAGATACTTGTAGACCTAAACCACCTATTTGTTGTGGTGTACCTAACAGCCTAGCATTCTTTCTTCTATTGCAGTATGGGTCTTGCTTCATAGTTCCCTGGGAGTAACCAAATAAACTTACTTGTAATCCAGAGGTTGTAGGTAATAAACAACTATCATTACCTCCTCCACCCATAACAGTTGGAGCTATTGCAGACATAACGGGTGCGGCTTCTCCTGCACCTGTTGCATTATTATTTGTTGTATGATTAACTGTATCGTTATTACTATTTACATCTGAGTTTTCATAGATATTACTAAAGTCACCATCTATATCATTCGATAGTGTCTGGCTCGGTAAGAACATCAGACATAGCAGGATCAGTTTTAAGCAGCTCAAGTGCTGCCCCCTGTTCCCCAATATTTGAAAGAGTCTCTGCATTTAAATTCCTCTGGCAATCAGCATCTTCATTAATGCAAACGGAAGGGTACTCTACTACTATAGAACTACAGGCTGATATTAAAGTTGATGCCAAAACTATACCTACTAAAAAACATATGTAAGCTTTTTTAGACATATTTTTATTCTGTTCTTTATTTAACATAGCTATTTATTTTCCTTTCTCATTTCTTCCATCATGATCCTGATAGACTTAATATTCTCATCAATACGAGCTAAGGTTAAAGCCTGAGTTTGTACTACCTTCTCTAAGGTTTCTATTCTGGTTTCCTGTCTTAACAGATCTCTACTATTATTCTTAACAGAATTATCTAGTGAAGACACATACCAAACAAGTGATACTGTTTGTATTAGTATAGCTATTATCATAGTAACCGGCACTGTCTTAGATAAATGCCATTCATTATCATTTTCTATCATTTGGTGAACCCCGCTCCAAAGTAAAGTCCAACAATAGCTGAAACAATATGTGTATCTAAAGGTGTAATAACTAACCCCTCGGCTGCTTTCCACTCTACTACTTTTTCAGGCCCGAAAAGAAAATTCCATAATCCACCTTGTATTTCTGAATATCCTACTATAACAGATACTTCTGGATAAAACACAGCTACCGCCTTCGGTAACACAATAATAGAGAACACAGCTGACAAGGCTATTAACCTTCTTGTCCACGCAAAATGTTTATCATTCTTACCAGCTGACCTAGCTATATTAACTTGTTCAGCATTAAAGTTAGCTCTTTCCATAAGCATCTTATTATTTTCTTGTTTAGCTTTTATACTCTGTCCCCAGATAGACATTACTCCACCTAATACAGTAGAACCTAACATGGTTAATAATTCTAATGGTAATCCAAACATGATCTAGTCCTTCCTGTAAATTGTATCCAGAGGCTCATCATTCTTTGCATCTCTGACTGTACGATGAAAATCAATAACACCTCTGGCTATAGTATCTATATCACCACGTTTAATTCCAATATCTCTTAATTCCGCATCAGTTAACTTGTGTAATTCATTTACAGTAGAATTCATGTTCCTACGTTTACGTAGTACTTCTGTCCACCTACTTATCTTATTTCCCAGTATACCCATTGTGCTGTCCTTATTATCTAATTTTAAATTTGTAATCAAACAAACTTGTATGTAAAAAATCCTTTTAATAGGGGACTATAAAATGATGAAAAATTAAAATAATTTTTTTGGGTGAAGGTAGTTTGGTTTTAAATTGGAAAAAGCTCTGGGGGATCTGGGTTTTTATCTGGGTTGGGGGTATTGTTATACCTGGGTTATAAGTTATTTTTTAGTTTGTACTCTTGTTATACCTGGGTTAGGCTTGTT